CAGCAAGTGATGTTTCAAAGTTCGCAAGGATTTTAGGAATCGTTATGGTGGACATAGATTATGTTTGACGGTACGCAAGCAAATTCTTTTGCCCGTATGTCTTAATATCGTAATAGTTAATTTCTGAAACACTTGCGTAACCAACGTCTATTGCCTCAATGCGAATCTTCACTTCACTGAAACGTGTCATGATATCTCGAAGCTCCGAATGGAACTCTCGCAGGTAATCATACCCCGAAGCACCACTACCCCCACCACCGATCTCGTCTGAACCGACCATTGAGCTGCCAATAGCACCATCGCCACTCGATGCAACGTATGAACCAGTACCCAAAACACGACCAACTTCAACGAATGGTGCGCTATCGAATGACAACGAAACCTTGATCGTTTGCGATGTACCGATCTTCCCTCGAAGCGAAAGGCGCTTGAACTTCTTCAATTCATCGACTTCCAGTTTCGTCAGCTTGCCTTCCCAATAGTTATTGATGATCGTGCCATTCGCACTCGTCGTTGAGAACAGTTTCATTATGTTGTTTGAAAGCGCATCACCAGCCCACAACGCACCGTCGTACTCTGCGAAACAGGTAGGATTGTAATCAAGTACGTCGAACGACTTCCATACCTTATTATATGCGAAAACACGGTTGTTTTGTGCTGCGCCGGTCACTTTTCCCGTCATCAAAACGTAATCCTGCCATTGGTAACCAACACCGCTCGTGAAGTCGTAACCGGAAAGGTCGATATCGTAGGAAAAATCTTGTGGCACGACCTGTGTACTGATCCCCGAGGATTGTAAGGTGAGGAGTTTGAACCGTGGCTTATTCTCGTCGCGCGTGTCGATGTAGTAAATACCGTCACCGGTAGAGACGGCAGCACGCCAGTTCTCCATACCGATGTTCTCACGCCATTCGATGTTCTCTACGGTAACGTCATCCGATGAAATGGTAGTACGCCAAGCATTCTTTCCATGCAGACAGTAATACGATGAATCGTATGGCATGACCGCCAAAAGATTGCCACCAGTCGGTTGTGGCAAGAAGAATCCTTGCGCAGCACTTCGGGTAGGCGAAGTGAACGTGAAATCTGCAACACCCTGAACCGTGGAATCTTCCCATTGATACGTACACGTTACCGATCCAGTCGTTACTCCGCTAAACGTAATCGAATACGCGCCAGTGGTGTAATTGATCGTCCCCGTACCATCTCCGGTAAAAGCGCCGTTCTTATCGTCAGTCAGTGTGAGTGTGCCGTCAGTGAACACCGTGGAAAAGCAGGTACGAACACCAGTAACAGCCGCTAGCGCTCCGGTATACGTCGTACTTCCGGACGCACCAATAGCCTCAGCAGTCACCGTGGTGTACACCGTGGTGTTCTGGAGGTCTTTGTATGAACGGTAGAGATAATTCTTATTATTCGCCCGGTTCCAACAATAAATGCTTTGGTTCGACGACTTAATATACCCCTTGAAGTTCTTGGCAGAAGAGTAGTTATCTTCAACGTCAGCAGGATTCGCGAGCATCATCTTGAAAAAGCCGCTGTTTGGCGACGAAAGCCATGCCTGATACCCAGCGAGCGATGTGTATGTGGTAATCGCAACATCTTCACCATCCGCAGCAGTACCAAGTTTATCTGTACTTGCTTCCGTCCAATCCGTTGTGTAGTACTCAATCTTCTTTCCACGAGTACGAATAGGCAACAGCGTGCCATCAACCTTTTCAGCGACGCAAAGTCCGGTAATCTTCCCTGTACCACTGTTTTCCGTACCAATTACGGTGTATCCACCGGAAAGCTCTATCTTATCCCCAAGTGTGAGCCAATTTAACGATGACGAGGCTGCCTGCTCCGGAATAGATTGAGACTCTAATGTTGTATAGAGTCCTTTATCCATGTTTTGGAGGCGCAAAATGCGGGCCATATCTAGTAAACAGCTTTAGGCGAAAGAGTGCGTGAGATGTTTCGTGGCTTGCGATTCGCCATCTTTAGCTGATCGTTCCATGCGTACATGCGAGCAAGTCCACGTTCAAACTGTGCGCTCCAACGGTCATCCCATGAACGGCCTTTCTCTCCAGCGTCCGATGCGTAGTACAGCTCTGCCATCTTTAGAGGAAGAATCGGGTGGAAACGATCTGGGAAGCCCCACGTTGAACTAGCAGTAAGGTCAGCGGAGTATGCGGTGTAGTAGAAATACATCGTCTTTGCGCTGTGGTTTTGGCCTGCAAGCGACAACGTTGCACCATTGAGGTCAATGAAGTAGGCGTACGAGTTTAATGCTTTGTTCGGACGATCATCGAAGTCAATCTTTTGATACTCCAAGAATGATGTGTCCTCGATCATCCGAATAGGAAGCGCAAAGCGCGTTGGGAGTGCGCCGGCGGAAGAAGTATAGGAGTACCCCGAAGATATTACGTACGTTGTTTCTCGTTTCATTTGTTCCCAAGCGATCATCGCCTCAACTTCATCCTTTGCGTCGTTGAGAAGCTGGTACATGTAATCAGAGTCGAGAGCGTCGTCGACCATGTTCTGGAACTTTGTGATGAGGACGGAAGCAATGGCCATAGAGATAATTCAGTCATCCCAGCCCCATTCTTTAGAAAGAAGCTGAGGGAATGAACTAAGCGGCGGTCGTAACAGCAGTCCACGTTCCTGCACCGTCGGTATTGATATACATACGGGTCGAGGTCGAGGAACCGTTGATGTTGAAAACTACTGATCCCTTAGGACGCGTGTGCGTTGGAGCATCTGTCGTCCATTCGATGGTCATACCATTCGAGTTTCCGATCAACGCTGCACCAGCAGCTACCGCTCCTGCTGTTGCAGGTACTGCGGTTGCCGATAGGGATGTATGTGTCCCCGTCAAAGAAAGGGAGACACCAGTAGCCGCACGACCAAGAACAATGTTGCCGGTGGAAGTTCCACCAACAGTCACCGTCCCAGATCCCTTAGCATCAATAGTGAGATTCTCGTTCGTTCCTGACGATACGACCGACACTGCAAGACCTCCAGCAGCAGCCGCAGACTTCACATTGAGTCCAGTTGCGGATGAGGCAGTCGAAGCGTCCACATTAAGTGCTGGATTCGTAGCACCAGCAAGACCAACAGCGAGCGCGTTGGCACTAGCAGAAGTTCCTGTGATAGCTCCCGTTACTCCAGTAGCTCTCGCAAGGGCAATTGCACCTGTGCTTACACTACCAAGGCTGATCGTTCCGGAACCTTTCGCGTCTACAGTGAGATCTTCGTTTGTTCCCGAAGAAACAACGGCGACAGCCAAACCAGAAGCGGCAGCAGCACCGGTAACTGCAAGACCAGTTGCCACAGAAGCTGTAGCAGCACCGATCTTTAATACTGGGTTTGTTGCACCGTTCGCGCCAACGGTCAACGCCGACGCAGAGGTCGATGTAACAGTCGTAGCACCAACAATAGCAGTGGTATCTGTTACTGCGTCACCAAGTGTTGTTACACCGCTCACAGTGAGGTTTGTTGTTGTCAATGGAGCATCGATGTTTCCATCGGCATCGATAAGCACCGTAGCGCCTTTCATGAGACGTGCTGATCCGCTGAGGTCAATGTCACGATTGAATGTCTTCATATGTCTCGTTTATGGAGAAGGAGGGGTTATGAAGCCCCTCCATTTACCTTTGTTAATTAGACCCAGCTTGAGCTAGAAACCTTCACATCGACGAGTGCAGATGCACCTTCGAGGAAAGTCTTCTTTCCGTAGAGAACGTAAGGCTTTACGTACTTGCCGATCTGGAGTGGGATTTCGCTCACCTGTACCCGTGGCTTAGCCTGGAGAACCATGTCAACAGCACCCTTTTGACCGAACATCTGGTGAGAAATCTGCAAGCTGAATGCGTCAGTCGCATCAGTAAGTGTTTCGCTCACAACGATGTAGCCATATCCCTTTGCTGCGAGAGTCATGGTGTTTGCAGAAGCAGAATCCACTGCAACAACACGCTTCAAGAGGTTTGCGTTCGCTGTGGTCAATGCAACCTGTCCAGCGTCGGTTGTTGAAGGAGCATTGATAAGCTCGGACAAGTTCAAACGTGCAGCGTCAGCGCTTCCACCGATTGCAACGTTACCTGCTGTAGACCCAAGAGTGGTCTTGAATGTGAACACTACGCCGTTGATCGTCACCGTGTCTCCATCAGTTGGCGTGGTAGCGATGGTCAAAGTAGCTGTCCAGTATCCGTTCGTGGTTACGAAGTTATCGAAACCGAAGTACGAAGAGCTGTAGCCATTCTTTCCGAGCATGTCGCCACCAACAGTCTCACGACCAGCAAGCGAGTAGCTCAACTGTTCTTTGACGTATGGGGTCAAGTTTGCGAATCCAGCACCACCCATTGGCTTCTGGTTACCAGAGTCGATGCGAGGATCAAGACCGCCTTGGATTTGTACGTCCAAGTTCTCAAGCTTACGGTTTGCAGCAGCGAATGCTTTCAACACGTTCGATGCGTCCAAGCTAATACCTTGACCTGCTGTTCCACCAACGTCGCCTGCGTCTACGGAAGAAGTAGCACTAGCAACTTCACCGAGGTAGTCAGCGTCGATAGCCTTGTTCAATGCGCGCATTGCCTTGCCGGAGTACTCATCCATCAAACGGAAGTTCGACTGGATAGCGTCGAGATCGTCGATAGCGAATGGCGTAGCCTTTGCAGAAGTCACACTGAGTGTTTCGTTTGTTTCGCTGAGCGTCTGCATGCTGAGGTCGGAACCACGGGTGTAGTCCTGTTCAAACATACGAGCAACGTATGGACGGGTAACCGATTGTCCAGAAGACAATTTTGCACGTTCCTCGAAGGAAGCTTGCATTGCGAACACTGGGGTGGAGTAACGAGTAACCTGCATCCGGTCGCTCATTTTTGTTTCGAAAACATGTGTATTAGCCGTATTTTTTTAGATTAGTCGAGAAACCGGCTTCCATTGGTGCGCATCGCCTTGAGATAATTACCGTAGGCTTGAGGGTCACGTTCTGCGAGTGCATGCTCTTCTTTATCGGTCATCTTGGAGAAGTCCACCAATTCTGATGTACGACCACCCGATGCTTCTGCGGAAAAACCATTCTTATACTCGAAGTCGTCACGTCGCACCTTGTAAATATCTTCAATGGCGTATGTGTTGTACCCCTCCGAGAATGCAAGGTCAGTGACTTTGCTCTTCACGTCCGCAATATGCGCAGGAGTAACACCAGGGAAATCCCTTTGAATAAGAGGTAACACTTTCTCATCGAATTCGTTGGAGACTTTCAGCTTATAGCCGTCGATCTCTCGTTCTTTGAGAATCTGGTCATACTTGGAGTAGTCCGGTGGTGGTGGGAGTGATTCTTTGAAAGCAGCGAGTAAGTCTTTCGAAACTTCGGGATCAATCCCGTGTCTCTCTGAAACTTCCTTCAGTCTTGCGTCGTATGATGGTAAACCTTTGGCTTCCGCCAACCGTCCCTCCATCTCCGCACGCATTACCGCGATAGACGCATCGGCTTCCGCCTTAGCTTCTTCACGGGCTTTCT